ATAAGAAGGAATTGGTACGAAGAAGATGAGAAGAAAAGAAAACGTATGCATTTCGTTCATTATCGATACCTACCGGGTCTTGGCTTCTACGGTACAGGGCTTATTCACCTCATGGGTGGATTGGCTAAGTCTGCAACTTCGATACTCCGTCAGCTTATTGACGCGGGTACGTTATCTAATCTACCTGCGGGTCTTAAAGCTCGCGGCCTCCGTATTAAGGGTGATGATACACCACTTATGCCGGGTGAATTTAGGGATGTGGACGTACCGGGTGGCGCTATACGCGATTCAATTACGTTTATCCCTTATAAAGAGCCATCAAGCGTACTCTACTCTCTACTCGGAAATATTGTAGACGAAGGACGTAGAATAGGTTCTGTAGCCGACATGCAGGTCGGAGACATGAATCCTAACGCTCCTGTAGGTACAACACTCGCTCTAATGGAAAGATCTATGAAAGTCCTTTCTGGCGTACAGGCGAGGCTACACGCGTCTCTCAAGAACGAGCTTAGAATACTAGCTAAGATTATACATGATTATATGCCCTCAGAGTATTCCTACGATATAGAAGGTGACTTTGATCGCAAAAGTGATTTTGACAAAAGGGTAGACGTTATACCTGTAAGTGACCCCAACGCTGCAACCATGTCTCAACGTGTGATGCAGTATCAGGCGGCGATCCAGCTTGCCCAGCAATCCCCCCAGATTTATGATATGGGCAAGCTGCATCGTCAAATGTTAGAAGTACTAGGAGTACAAAACGCAGATGAGATTGTTAAGCTACCTGATGATATGAAACCTGCAGACCCTGTTACAGAGAACATGATGATGATGAAGCAGGAGCCGATCCAAGCATTTAAGTACCAAGATCACGAAGCTCATATCGCGGTGCATATGGCAGCGGCTCAAGATCCTAAGATTATGCAAATTATAGGGCAGTCTCCGTTTGCGTCAGCTATACAACAGGCTATGGCTGCACACGTAACAGAACACGTAGCGTTCCAATATAGACGTGAGATAGAGAAACAACTTGGTGTGGAGATGCCAAACGAAGATGAGGCACTTCCAGAAGACGTAGAAGTACAGTTGTCACGTCTAGCCAAGGATGCCGCTGAGAAAGTGCTACAGAAAGACAAAGCAGAAGCCGCGCAGCAGCAAGCACAACAGCAGCAGCAAGATCCTCTAACACAGATACAACAACGCGAGTTGGCTATAAAAGAGCAAGAACTACAGCATAAGATGCAGATGGACTCAGCTAAATTACAGCTTGATGCAGCTAAACTAAAAGTCTCACAGAAAATAGAGGGCGCTAAAATTGGCACTAAAATAGCTACAGAGCTAGATAAAGAGCAGCGTAAAGATAAGCGTGAGGGAACGAAGATAGGACTAGATATAGCGAAGGAGTTAGATCAGGGTGGAGGTTAGTGTATTTGATGCTTTGGAAAGGCGTCTAAACGAACACAAAGCTGAGATAACAGAGTTTGTATCAGGTGGTGGTGTGAAAAGTATGGAAGATTACAACAGGCTCATAGGAAAACTTGAAGGTATAGATATTGCATTAAATAATGTAAAAGAGCTTGAGAAAAGATTTATTGAAGCATAAGGTGCTTCGTAATATTCGCGGATAGGCCGCGCAAGGTAACGGTGAACCTTTAAATCACTGCAACGGGTGCAAAATGATTGCGACAGTCAAAGTCGATAACACGAAGGTAAAGGATGACCTTCACGCAAAACTACCAGAACCTACGGGATATAGGCTTCTGATAGCACTTCCAGAGATTGATGAGAAGACAGAGGGTGGAGTATTTATGCCTGATGGCCTTCGCAAAGACGAGTCTACAGCGTCTATTATTGGTTTTGTTATAAAATCAGGATCAGATGCGTATTCTGACAAAGATCGCTTTCCTAACGGACCTTGGTGTAAGGAAGGAGATTTTGTAATCTTTCGTTCTTATTCAGGCACTAGGTTCAAAGTTCAAGGTAAAGAGTTCCGTCTTATAAATGATGACACTGTAGAAGGTGTTGTTGACGATCCAAGGGGGTATACAAGAGCATGAGTACGAATACTGCAGAAAACCTAGAGAATGAAGTAGAAGAGACTACAGAAATCGAGGTTGAGATTGAAGAGGCTCCTGTAGAACAGAAACAGGAAGTCGAAACAAAGGTAGAAGAGTCTAAACCAGAAGCTACAGAAGAAGCTGAAGCAGAGAACTCTGACACTGAGATAGATAAATATAGTGCGGGCGTACAGAAACGTATTGATCAGCTAACTAAAAAATATCGTGACGAAGAGAAGGCTAGGGAAGAAGCACTACAGCTTCGGGAAGAAGCTGTTAAGTATGCTCAACAGGTTAAAGACGAAAATGAAAAACTTCGTAAGTCTTTAGATGAAAATGAAACTGTACTGCTCGATCAGGCTAAAGGTAGAGTCGAAGCTCAGATTGCACAGGCTAACGCTAATTATAAAACAGCGTATGAAGCAGGTGATCCTGATAAGCTGTTAGAGGCGCAGTCAGAACTTACAAGATTACAGAACGAACAATATCGTGTGAGTAACTTTAAAGCCTCTAAACGAGAAGAGCCAGAACCTGTACCGACAGAAGTACCGAAACAGGAAGCGCAGCCAGAACCTGCAAAGCCTCCGCAACGTGCTTTAGACTGGGCAGATAAGAACACTTGGTTCATGGAAGATAAGCGAATGACAGGCTTCGCGTACGGTGTACATGAAGAACTTGTCACAAAAGGTGTTGAACCAAACAGCGAACAGTACTACAATGAGATAGACGCTGCCATGAAGGAAGCGTTTCCGACTAAGTTTGAGGTTGTTGCAGAGGAGTCTGCGCCACCCCAGCCTCAAGCGGGTAACGTGGTTGCCCCGCCGTCTCGTACGTCAAAAAAACCACGAAAGGTGAAGTTAACTCCAACCGCAGCCGCACTCGCCAAACGGCTCGGTCTAACAGCAGAACAGTATGCGGCGCAATTAATGAAGGATAGTTGATATGACTGATAGAACTCCACGCACTACCGAAACTAGAGAAAAGACAGAGCGTAGAAAAGGATGGTCAAGACCATCTGCGTTACCGACCCCCGAACCAAAGGATGGATTACACTTCCGTTGGATTCGCACAGCAACTTTGGGGAACAGTGACAATACTAATGTCTCTACTCGATTCCGTGAGGGCTATACGCCAGTCAAAGCATCAGATTATCGTGATTTAAACATTGTGTCTGACATCGATTCCCGATTCAAAGACAACATTGAGGTAGGTGGTCTGTTATTATGCAGTATACCTGCTGAAATTGCTGAAGAACGTATTCAAGTTCAACTTGAACAGGCTCAACACGCACAGGATGCGGTAGATCGTAATTTTATGAGAGAAAACGATCCTCGTATGCCAGTGTTGAATCCCGAACGTTCCACGCGAACTTCATTTGGGAAGTAACCTTTTTAGGGAGCTTCCTTGGTATTAACTTGGTTAGGAGATTGAGCAATGGCTACTACAGCAGCTCCCTATGGCCTGAAGCCGGTAAAACGTGCTGATGGCATGCCCTATGCAGGGGCAACTACTACATACCTGATCGATCCCGCTGGCGAGGCGACCAATCTATATAATGGTCAAGTTGTTCAGGTCGGGGCGGATGGGTATATCGCACTATCAACAGGAACAGGCATGGACTTAGGGTCCAATGCTATTGGCGGCGCTTCAGGAATTGGCGCAATCGGTGTGTTTGTTGGTTGTGAGTATACAAACGCAGAAGGCCAACAGCTTTTTGCACAGCACTATCCAACTGGCACAGCCAATGGTGGGCCGATTAAGGCTTACGTTGTTGACGATCCAAACGTACTATTTCAAGCACAGCTTGACGGTACAGGAGCGCAAACAATTATCGGTACTAACACAGGTTTTGCAGCCGCACAGTCTACCTCTACAGGTAACTTAGCGACAGGCAATTCCACATCAGCATTAGATGCAACTGTTCAAACAGCAGCAGCGGCGTTTAGAGTTGTAGGACATGTTTCCGATCCCGGAGACGCATTTCCAGATGTGTTGGTTAAATTTAACCTTGGTGGTCATCAGATGACCAACAATGTCGGCTTATAAGGAGGCTAACTAATGGCTATTTCACGCGCACAGCTCCTTAAAGAGCTACTTCCCGGCCTAAACGCATTGTACGGCTTGGAATACGACAAATACGAAANCGA